CGCGGCAACCTTCGTCTGCCGTTTATCGTCGTCGAGGATGTAATCCGGCTGGACGGATTCGAACACGCCAGTGAGGAAGTAGAATCGCATCAACTCCTGCGAACCACGGACCGCACGACCGTCGCTGTTCAATAGGTAGAACGACGAAATATCGTACTGGGGTTTGTTGTAACGGAAACCGTTCCGCTCGGCCAGGTAGTAACCGGACGCGAACAGCTCGTCACCGTCACGGGGAGGGCGTTCACCCCGTGTAGTCTTTACCGTCAGGTTAGGATAGTTGACCGCGGCGATACCCGTCCGCTCCATGAACTTGACACTCTCATACACCTCCGACACGTACGGGGTATACTTGTTCGGCGGCTTAGTACCACGCATCACCGAAGGAGCCTCCATGTTAGTCGTGGTTCGGCGTGTAAGCTCGGTCTCGGGTGGTACGACCACTAGAGCCGGTGGGTTCGTGTCGTCACCATCCAGCGGGTATTGCTGATGCGTCAGGATGCGCTTCCGCCGTAGGTAGCCGTCAATGAAGCGTGCATACGGTTCATCGTGTGGTGACAGAGTACGATCGGTGTATACACCGTCCGACGACACCACTAGGCGGGACGACAGCACCGCTTCGCGAGCGGGCAACGCCACGCCCTTCGCTGTGTCGTTACGTACAGCACCCGGGAAGAACGCCTGCCACAGCGTCATTAAGGACGAGTCGATCGTGATCCGACTGACGAAGTCACGCGCCCAAGCGATGTAGTGCGGCTTCAACGCTGTAAGAACACTGAAACGACGTTCGAAGCGGTGACAAGCCGCCATGCTCTTACCGATGTTAGGGACATCAATGAACAAGTCGTCGCCCGCAAGGCACGACGGCAGAGGAATCATCTTCACTGTTTTGTTCCCCACCTTCGCGTTGTACGGCATCAGGTGCGTCGTAACCATGTCGCTCAGCGTCTTCGACACCGGGATCGCCCGTACAACGTCCAGCTGAGCTTGATTGGACATCATCTGGAGAGGGTCTTCCTCAGACTTCTCGAATGAGAACATCTCGCTGAACATGGACAGAACGCGATATTCCATCGCCAACGACTGAACACTCTCCGCCGATACCAACCATGGCACACGCTGACGTTGACGCGCCTGCATAGTGCGCACATCACGGTCTGGTTCGTCACGGCTCACTGCCGTAAACTGAGGCCATGCCATGTTGGCATACAGTTCCAGCCACCATGCGGTGGTCGCGAAGTCGCCGAACGTAAATACGTCATCCGGTGACTCGTAACCTGCTGGGACCATCGTCATGCTGTAGCTAGGGATGTCCGCCGTACGACCGTCAGTGAAGAACGACCGCGCACAGAGATCGAAGAGCGAGTAGTTGCGTAGGTCACGCGACGCCTCCTCTGTGATCAGCATCGCCGCGTCATCAACGCGCCCCGCTACGTTCAGAGTAGGTGCTCCACCACTGGTATTCACCATATCCGTGCGGAGGCGTCCTGTCAGGGTGGAGGTCACAATAGTAAGTTTCT